CTTTTCGTTACTCGAACAGTGAACCTGCGCAGGAGCCACCATGGCACTCGATCAATACCACCACGGCGTGCGCGTTGCGGAAGTCAACGACGGCACGCGTACCATCCGCACCGTCTCCACCGCCGTGATTGGCGTGGTCTGCACCGCGCCGGATGCAGACGCCACCACCTTCCCCCTTAACCAGCCCGCGCTGGTCACCAATGTGGATACCGCCATTGGCAAAGCGGGCACCCAAGGCACGCTGAAAGACACCCTCACCGCCATTGGCCAGCAGGCCAAGCCGATCATCGTCGTGGTGCGCGTGGATGAAGGCATCGACGCCGATGAAACCACCGCCAACGTGATTGGCACCACCACGGAGCTAGGCCAGCGCACCGGGCTGCAGGCGCTACTCACCGCCAAGCAGAAGCTGGGCGTCACGCCGCGCATTATTGGTGTGCCTAACCTGGATACCCAGCCGGTGGCCACCGCCATGGTCGCGGTGCTGCAGCAGCTGCGCGCCTTCGGTTACGTGTATGCCCACGGCTGCGAGACCATCACCGAGGTCACCGCCTACCGCGACCAGTTCGGTGCCCGTGAGCTGATGGTGATCTGGCCCCAGTGGCAGGCGTTTGATACCGACGACGCGCAAACGCTGGATATCAGCCCCGTGGCCATCGCCCTCGGCCTGCGCGCCAAACTCGACCAAACCGTGGGCTGGCACAAAACCCTGAGTAACGTGGCGGTGAACGGCGTCACCGGCATCAGCAAAGACGTGTTCTGGGATCTGCAGAGCCCCAACACCGATACCGGGCTGCTCAACGCCGCCGATGTCACCACGCTAGTGAATCAGAACGGCTATCGCTTCTGGGGCTCGCGCACCTGCGCCGGGCCAGAAAGCCTCTTCCCGTTCGAGAATTACACCCGCACCGCCCAGATCCTCGCCGACACCGTGGCCGAAGCGCACCTGTGGGCGGTGGATTTGCCCCTGCACGCTTCCCTTGCGCGAGACATCATCGAAGGCTTGAACGCCAAGTTCCGCGAGCTGAAAACCCTGGGGCTGATTGTCGATGGCAGCGCCTGGCTGAACGAGGAGCTCAACACCCAGACCTCCCTCAAGGGCGGCAAGCTGCGCATCGACTACGACTACACGCCGGTACCGCCGCTGGAAGACCTCGGTTTCCAGCAGCGCATCACCGACTCCTACCTGGCCGACTTCGCCGAGCGCGTCGCGGCCACCGCCTGAACTGACTAGCGAGAGACTCCATGGCACTCCCCAAAAAGCTCAAAGACCTCAACCTGTTCAGCAACGGCGAAAGCTGGCAGGGCATCGTCCAGTCGATCACCTTGCCCACCCTCACCCGCAAGATCGAAGAGTGGCGCGGCGGCGGCATGGATGGCGCAGTGGGTATCGATATGGGCCAAGACGGCCTGCTCACCGTGCAATGGACGGTAGGCGGGCTGGTAGAAAGTCTGTTCGACAACTTCGGCACTGCCCGCATCGACGCCGACATGCTGCGCATGACCGGCAGCTATGAACGCGACGACATCGACGACGCCTCCTCGGTCGAGGTGGTCATGCGCGGCCGCCACACCGAGATCGATATGGGCGATGCCCAAACCGGCGAGAACACCGAGCACCAGGTCACCAGCACGCTCAGCTACTACAAGCTCACCATCGACGGCACCGAGAAAATCGAGATCGACCTGGTGAACGGCGTGTTCAAGGTCAACGGCGTCGACCGTTTGGCAGGCCGCCGCCAGCGCCTGGGTATTTAACCCGCCCCTTTTCCCCTTAACCCAACACTAGGAACACCACCATGACCAAAGCTGCCACCACCCAAGCCATCGCTGCGACTATCACCCTGGATACCCCGCTCACCCGGGGCGAGACCGAGATCACCGAGCTACGCCTGCGCAAACCTACCTCTGGCGAGCTGCGCGGCGTCTCGCTGGCCGATGTGCTGCAGATGCAAACCGACGCGCTGATCACCCTGATCCCGCGCCTCTCCAACCCCTCGCTCACCGCCACCGAGGTACGCCAAATGGACCCGGCGGATCTCGTTCAATGCGGCGGTGAAATCGCCGGTTTTTTGCTGACGAAGCGGGCCAAGGGCGAGAGCGAATAAACCTTCCCAACCAGGTAGAAGACGCGATGGCGGATCTCGCCATCGTCTTCCACTGGACCCCGCAAGACTGCGCCGCCTTCACCCTGCGCGAACTCATGGCCTGGCGAGAACGAGCGCGCAAACGCAGCACCACCACTGACACCAGGAGCCAGCGTGGCCGGTAACAACCTCAAGCTGCAGGTCATTTTAAACGCCGTGGATAGGGCTACCCGCCCGCTGCGGGCCATCGACCGTGCCAGCCAGGCCGCGTCTCAGGCCATGCGTGAAAACCGCGACCGCTTAAAGCAGCTGCAGGCCACGCAGAAGAACGTCAGCTCCTTTCGTACCCTCACCCGGCAATCCACGGAAACCGCAACCGCCCTGCGGGAACAGCAAGAGCGCATTCGCCGCCTCTCGCAGCAAATGCACACCCACCAGGGCGACACCGCCGCCCTGCGCGCCGAACGTCAAAAGGCCATTACCCAAGCGCGCAGGCTCAGCCAGCGGGTGGATGAAGAACGCCAGCAGCTTCAGCGGCTGCGCAGCACCCTAAACGAAAACGGCGTCAGCACCGCCCACCTCTCCCGCGATCAACGCCGGCTTTCCAGCGAGATCCAGCAGGCCAATACCGCCGTGGAAGAGCAGCGGCAGCGGCTAAAACGGCTGGCCGAACAGCAGCGCAACGCCGCCCAGGCGCGCAGCCGCTACGACCGCGCCATGAGCCTACGCAGCAGCATGGCCGGTACCGGCGCAGGCATGGTCGCCAGCGGCGGTGCCGCGCTGTATGCCGGGGCACGGCTGCTGGCCCCCGGTGTTGAATA